AAACAGAAAGGGAAAACAATGACAAAAGAAGAAAAAATGTTTGAAGATTTTAAAGAAAAAATGTTCAAAGAAATAAAAAAATTCCATAAAGCAATGGAAAAAACNGATTTGCATAAAGACAATCCAAATTTTGCAAATTATTTAGTAGGTGATTTTTTAAATTTTGAAAGTGTTGGATTATATTATTGTGCAGGTGATTGTAGGCATGAAGTAAAAAAACACATGAAAGAAAACTTACAAAAAGTTTCAAATATTTTTAAAACAAAATATGTTGAAAACAAAAACAGTAAAAGATTAAATTAATCTTTATTNTCTGAGGGTGTAATATCTGTTACATCCTCAGAAACATCAATCAAATCATCTTGATTATCTTCCCAAGAAATTTTTATACTTTGATCTGTCTTAACTTGTTGAACTTTATTATCAGAATAAAGATCAGTTAATTTATTAGCAAGGAAAGTTATAAATTTTGTCTTCTCACGGATCCACAAGATAGCGTTTGGATCTTCTATTTCTTGATACTTAAATACTTGTAACAACTTATCAATTAAAGTTTGTACTCCATACTTTCTAGCTTCCGTTATTTTTATTTCTAATTCTGGATTTTTTTTTAAGTACGCATAAAACTTCATCAAGCTGAACGGATATTCCTTTTGATCCTCCAGAATTTCGGTAAGGGTTTTTCCATTTGCTAGTTTGTCGCAAATTATATCTGCTTGGTTTGTTGTTATCAATTCCTGGTTTGATTTTTTCGTAGTAATATTCTTTGAGTTTCTTATTATCATAATTTTTAAATTGTATTAGTTTGGATAGCTGTTTGATCCTAGTTTCATCTGTGTAGTTTTCTTTTTTAAATCCCTTAACATTTTGATAGCCATGATATTTACACTTATAAACATTGTTTGCAAGTAGATAACCCTTCATTTTACAAGGTATTTTTAATCCTTTTCTTAATCCTGCACGAGTAAAACCCTGGCAGAATACCTTACGCATTTTAAAACCTGGCATTTACTTACTTTCCCATGGTTTAATACCATTACGAATATTATATGCTTTTTTTTCTTTATATCTTGGATTAGTTTCTTTTTTTATTTTGGACAATGCCGACAATATTTTATCAGCATTTACATATGTGGCTTTGCTTTTTATTTCGTTATCTTCTTTAAGTTGAATNGCTTGTTTACATAAATAAACATTAACTTTTTCATTTNTTAAATCTTCGATAGGCAGTTTAGATAATTCCTCAATTATTCTCTGACTATCCCCTGCCAAACTCTTAACTATTTTACCTATATTATTAATGGATATTGTTTCTTCTAATGTAGTCGTATTACGGCTATCTCGTGTCGGTGACACGGCTATCTGAGTTGGTTCGTAAAGTTTTTCAGCTCTCAAAAATACTTCATTTACAACATAAGTTTTTCCAGATCGACCTCGAATAGATTTAACAATATTAAGTTTATTTAAAGTTTCCAAACACTCTTTGATTGTAGTTCGGCAAAGTCCTGTATCTTTATGAATTGTTTCGTGCCTTAGTCCTGCCTTATATCCATTCTTCTTCCAAGCATATTTCATAACAGATAAAAAAACATTAAGACAATAAGACTTCTTAACTCCGTCAATAATATCTAAATGGTGGTATAGCTTATAGGTAATATGTAAAAATCCCCTAGATGTATTCATTTATTTTCCTTTCTTACAGTTTTTACTATGGTTTATATGGAGGTTTCGCAAAATGTCGACCCATTGATCCTCATTCATGTGTTGAAACTCTGTCTTAGAGCTACGTATACGCTTGATTCTAAAAGTTAGGCTCCCATGTGTCGTTTGTTTATAGAATACTAAAAAGCAAGGTATGTTTAGGCGTTCAGCGATGATCTTTGACAAGGTTGTAGCCTTATATTTCTGGTCTTTATCATAGCAAGTTTCAATTATAGCAAGTGGCTCGTAACAATAAGCACAACACTCAACAGAATCAATATCAATCATGGCAATTCCGTCATATTTTCTATGCCAATCATTATAATCGCCATTACTAAAAGCATATGTGTATCGTGCCATTATTTTTTTTCTTTTAATAATTTTATTTCGTATTCTTTTATTTGTATCTCGTTTTCAAGCGACAAAATTATATCAGCTTGTTTCTTAATATATTTCTTGGCTCGTTCTAATTCTTTTTTACATTCAGTTTCATCAAAAATTCCAGAGTAAGTCATTTTTCATATATTATTTTTTTAACTACTGATCTAGGATAAGCTGTAATGTTTCCAATAGATAACTTATCTTCATCATAAAAAAATGAGGTAAATATTTTAACTACTTTAGAATCTTTATAATATAAATATCCTATATCCTCACACCAAGTATAACTAAACTTATCAACATCAGATAAATCATCATACCATTGTGAAGAGGAGCAAATATCTTGCCAAATTACACGCACTTTTTTATATGGTAGTTTTTTTTTAATCATTTTCCTTCCGTTATATACCTTTTAGAACTATTGACAATAGCCAAAAATTGTACTAGTACCAATAAAAAAAATGGAAAAAAACAAAATAGAAAAAGCATTTTCAATATTTAATGGTGGTGAAGGATTGGATCATTGGTCTTATTCTAGCACCTCAACACCATTTGCAAAAAATATTTTAGGTTACTCATTCCCTCAAGAAGTTAGAAGGAAGTTTCCATTTAGATACAAAGCAAACTTTGGCAACTTAGTAAACAATGTAGTCCAGAAACAAATAGCAGATGTAATTTATAAAACCAAAACAATTAAAGAGACAAAGTGGGATCGAAACTTTAATGTTTGTTTTAAAGCTGAGCAAGAAGCAATCAATATTAATCCACCAGTTGACGCAAAAGATAAGTACGGCAGAGAAGCTATGATTAGATTTGCGATGGATTGTATTCCTATTACAAAAAAAGTTGTGCAACAAATAATGGGTAAAGATAAATTAGTTTGCGAAAGATATGTAGAGCTAAAAGAATTTGATATGATCAAACATATTCTAGGTAGAATAGATTATGAAAGTAAAACAAAATTTATAGAATTAAAAACTAAGCCACCTAATTTAAGGAAGGTTAAAGGTAAAGAAGAGTGGAACATGATCACTCAAGAATTACCTACAGAGCCTACGATTGAAAACCTTACACAAACTTCGTTCTACTACATGGCAACAAAGAAGATACCTTACTTGGTATATGTTAATGACAAAGACTATGTCATCTTTGATAAGAGCCATGAGTTAATGAAGGCAGATCACTTGCAACATCTTTATAATAAAATGATTGATAAAATTTTATTGTGGGAAAAGATGATTATGTTTTGTGAAGGCGACATCGAAAGATTAGCTTTGATGATGGAGCCACCAGACTTAAATCATTTCTTTTATTATAAAGATTTAGCAGATGAACAAAAACAACTAATCAATAAACTATGGGGTATTAAATATGAGTAGTGAAAACAATAACGTATATAGAATGGGAAGTAAAAATATGACAAACATACACAAGAAGTTACACAATGCTTGTAACCAAGCAAAGTCTGTGCAAAAAGCAAGTAAGGTTAAAGGTATGCCTTTTAATCCTTTACTTCATGATGATGTGCAAAGAGTAGCAATGGATGCTTTGCTAAGTAACAATTTATATCCAACCTGCAATTACATAACAGATGTTACAGATAGATTTGTAATTGTAACTTGCACTATGAGAATAACTGACATCGATGATCCTGGAAGTTTTATTGTCATTGATGGATGTACTGCAATGGGTGGTTTAGATAAATACGGAACTGGTCAAGCAATGTCGTACAGTAAAAAGTATGCGTTCTTAAATGCACTCAATCTAAAAACAGGAATGGATTTAGAAGATGGTTACAACGCAAAACCATTTGAGCAAAATTCTGTGGAGCAATCCTCAGAACCTACCTACCTTGATGATGAGGTAGATGTAGAAGAGATCATTAACAGGATCGAACAAACTAAAACTGATAAACAATTAGCTTCGGTTAAAAGTCAAGTGAGATCAGTTGTTAATCATCTTAAAAATAATAACTTCAAAGCATACGAACAAATAAGAGATTATACTCGTAAGCATGAAGTCAAACTAACAAATAATAAACAACAATTTTTAGATGACTAATTGTTGTTTATATAACTAAGGAGTAAACATGGATAATCAATCCGAAAAAATATACATCAACTTAACCAAGAATAAAGATTGGAAGTCTCCAACAGATAAACTTCCAGTTTATATTGGTCCTAAAAATATGAAACATCCAGATAAGAACTGGACTATTGGGGTCAATATTAATGGTAAGTGGTATAATCAAGCTGCGTTTCCGTCAAAAGATCAAGACGGCAATGTCAAGGAAGGTGAATTAACAGTAATTTTAACACCAAGTGGAGCAGGAGCAAATAAAAATGCCTTTGCAAAAGCTAGTGAAGGTGCTAATAACGAATATACCTTTTAACTTAGGCTAAAGGGTATCCAGCAGGGTGGGGTTTTTTTTCCCTTTCTAATCGTTTTCCCCACCTTGCTAAAACAGGATTTAATATGACAGATAATATAAAAGAACCATCACACTACATAGCAAACAAAATTGAACCTATTGATTTTATAATTCAAAATGAATTTGATTTTTGTGAAGGCAATGTAATTAAGTATATTTCTAGATACAAAAGAAAAAATGGTATCGAAGATCTTAAAAAAGCTAGACAGTATATAGACTTTTTGATTAAAAAAGAAGTTGAAAAAACTAAATAAGTATGACAAAATTTAAAAGAATTATCAATGGAGAGTGTCATTTTGAAATGATTGAACTCTTTGATGATGTAGAGAAGGCTAGTAACACCCAAAATAGAGGTGAGTTAATAGAATGTAATATCGATAATTTAAGACTCGATTTTACAAAAGTGAAAAAGGAGCATGATGGAACAAATCCGAATGCGTCTGCAGAAGCTGAAGGATCAACAAGCGAAGAAACACGAGAAGTATCTGGAAGCAAAACTGAAAGTAAATAAGTATCAACAAGATTCTTATAAATTACTTTGGCAAATAGAGCAGACAAAAGAACAGTTAATGACAAGTAAATAGTCATTAACGTAATGATTGAAAAAAAAGAAAGGAAAACTGTAGGGGATCTATGACCATAAACGTAAGCAAACACTATCAAGAATACTTAAAACACTTAGACCAAAACACATTTATATATAAAGTTAAGAAAGCATTTCATCTTCTTACGAACCAAGAAGAAAGATTATATGAGGTAGGGTTCTCGGAAGGATTTTTATATGCTGCAAAACTTTTACANAAACAACCTATTGATGATAGTAATAAAAAAATAATTGGAGTTGTTTACAAGAATGCAAACTTAGAAACTGTTAATAAAATAGTAGATAAGGTTTGTGAAAAATATCTTGTAAGTAAACACGATGTGTTTGGCAAAGGTAGAACTAGAGATATAGTTAGAACAAGAAGTATACTTTATAATCTTTTACATGAAGAATATAATATAAGTATCTCATCTATTGGAAGAGTGTTTGGTCAAGATCACACTACAGTTTTACATTCACTAAACAATAAACAAAACAAGTCTAGATATTGGGGTAAAGAATATCCTATATGGCAAGAGTATGAAAAATTAAAAGTAGAGTTGTTGCCAATAACTACTTCTTAAATCCAGACTTCATATTCTTGTAAGCCTTAGAACTAATTGTAGATTTCTTTTTAGATCTTGATGTACCAGCTTTTTTACGTTTGTTAATATTGTAGTACAAACCTTTACGAGCTGTCTTACCAGATTTAGTTTTGTGATAACCTTTTTTCA